CACTTCTGGGGAATTGGGATTCGGGGTCATACGGCTAAATGGACAGGGAGAAGATGCTGCTGAGTATTGCGCCATCACGAGAGAACACTCGCTCCTTGTGCACCCTATACCTTCTACTGTTGAGCTTGTCTAATGCCACCCTTTAGTTCTCCAATGATTTAATGCAATGCATGGTTCACCATAACGATGACCAATGTAATTCAATCCCCATACTACCTGCTTATAACCATCGACTCTAGATAGATAGAGACTGCGTCCTTGTGGTATTCCGTAATGAGATCCATTCTTTGCTTCTGGTCTCCAATTACTTTCCTTTGTATAGAGCTGCTCTAAACATCTAAACTCTTTATAGTTATAACCTAAGAGATGTAATGCGTATTCTTTATGTGTTATGTATTGCACTGGTTTAGATCCACCAGCTTCAGGCATTAAGCATAGAGATCCCACTAATGCTATTAGCACCCCCCGAACGATCCGCCTAAGCGGTTCGGGGTGAGCCCCTGATGGGCTCTGCCTCATTAGCATAATGATAGTGTCAAGCAACAGCGTAAATCTTGGGCGTGTCATTACTTTTGTACCCCCTGTGAATAACTTCTGTGGATAACTATTTATCCGTTGAGTAGAAGCCCTTGCCCTTAAAGTGTGCAGCTATAGGTGTGATTACCTTGACCATCGGTTCATTACAATAAGCGCATAAAATCATAGGTCGATTGTTCCATCCATGTTGGACTTCTTGACTGAGATTGCATCTGGCACATTTGTAATCGTAGGATGGCAAGTAAAACACTTCCTTATCATGTATGACCCACATCCAGAACACCGGTCAATGTCTGCATCTGTAGGTTCTTTGTCTAAGTGACCGTATTTAAATTGAAGTAGTGGCAATAGATCAGCTAATCGAATGATGGCGCAATACTCAGCAGCATCTTCTCCCTGTCCATTTAGCCGTATGACCCCGAATCCCAATTCCCCAGAAGTGGATGTCCGAGCCTTTAGTTGTTTCAAGTATGCAAGCGGTTGAAATCCAGCGCGTGCTTTGACTTCAACATCGAATGGCACATTTATAACATCCTTGCCACTACCCCTTCCCACACACGCGCCTGTCCACCAAGTCGATAGGTACTCGGCTACTACGCGTTCTGTGCGGAAACCTCTATGTTTCCTTGCTTGGCTAGCCATTACAGTTCATCATAACAAATACCACAAACCCATTAAGCATGAAGTTTTAACAGTTCTGATTCTGCTGTAGGTTCCTCACATCTGGAGCATTTAATAGCGTTATCCATTCTTTATTCCAGCGATGTAGCCCATAATGCTAGACATAATCACTAAAACAACTATGCAAGTGCTTATAAGAGTGTTCTTATCCATTGACTGCCTTGCACTTCTTACACTGCCAAGTACCTGCCACCACTTCACCATCGACAATACGAGCTGTGACGATGATGTCATGTGCCTCTGTTGGCTCATTGCATAGCTGACAATTAACTGTAGTGATAAATGGAATGTCATTGAGATCCTGCCATTGTCCATCTTTGTCGATGTTATACACTTCTACATAGCCCATGTTACACCTTTGCTTTCTGTGGATGCCACTTACCATCGCTGCCTATGTTGTACCAGATAGCGTCACACTTAGGTTCGCCACCTTGATTGTTAATGTGAGTGCATTGGTAGCCACCCCAAGCGCGTCCACGAGTCTCACCTTCGCGCCACTTCATGTGTCCATGCTTGCATTGTGGCGTTTCTTGTGCTTCACCTGTACCGATAATGTCCTGCACTAGATCTAATGCTTTCTCCAGTGTTACTGGTGCATTTACTACCTTTAGGTATTGATTAACTGGAGTAGTCCAATAGTCCTGATCTGCTGTCTCTTGATCAGCTGCTTTGATGGCTTGTACCAGATCTTGTACAGCTGGCTTTACTACTTTTGTAGCAACGACCTTGCTCATTTCCTCTCGGCTTGGGCGCTTTCCTTTAGCTGCATAACCTGCATTTGCAAGTGCTCTGCCGATCGCTGAAGTCTCGCAATTCTCCAGTGCTGAAGTCGAATTAACACCTCGATCAGTAATCTTCTCCTCAGCGTACCCTGTTGCCCAGCTAAGGCTGTCGCTAGCAGTCTTAAATAGATACGCCTTGACAATGTATCGATCCCTTTCGACCACTTCCAACTCAGTTGCAATGCGGAAATCTGGATAGTCCTTAATAAACTTTTCAAGTCTCACCTCGACTGTCTCGTAATCGGCTAAATTAAACATAGAGATTGTTCTCCTCTGTGGCTAGTTGTCCAGCCAGTGCGCCATAGCTACATAGATCAATCCAGTTGTCTATGTGCTGTGCTGATTGATTAGTCCTAGCCAGTTTAACCAAGACCATGATGCCTGCCACCTGATAATCATGGATTGGCATCTGTAAGTAAGCACTCAGCAACATTGCTGTGTGTTCTAGGTTATCGGCAGGATGCCCATACTGAAGCCCACGATCTCTGATTGTGTCGGTGGCTGTTAGTAAAATTTCATTAGCTCTCATCGATCTGCCACTGCGCGCCCTAGATTACGAGCCTTGTGCCAGCCTTCTCTGCGTCCATCCTTAAAGCCTTGCCAATACCATACGAAGTTAGAAGCTAAGAATAAGCCAATAATTCCTATGATTGTTATTGAGTTAATCATTGTGTTCCTATCCGTAGCCAGTGCCCTTGACTGGCTTACACGTTTAGAGTCTCACGCCTATCTGACAATGTCTAATACATTTAGGTAACGAAACGATAACAATTCTCCCGCATCAACTGCATCATCCAAAGTCCTACGGATGTCAGGCGTAAAGTCGTCCATAGAGTGTGAATGATCCATCCTTGTTGATTGGTACTAGCATGGTACTAACGCGATCTCCATGCGTCTCTATGACTGCCACGCTCATCTGCCAATTAGCACTGCCAGCCTTTAGATAAGACGCTTTCCGCTTGTCCATGACATTACCTGCCTCCAAGCCCCACAAAGTCCTGTACGAGGCTCCTATGCCCTCTGTGAAGGCACTGATACCTGCTCTGTGCGTGTGTCCACAAACTACAGATTTACCGAACTTTTTAGCCAGAGCAAGAGCTGTAAGTCCAGCATTAGAGTTCATCGATCCTTCGTCTCCGTGGACTAAGACCCAACCTCTGTGGAACTCGTAGGGCTTTTTGTGGAAACGAATCCCCAAGTCAGAGAAGCCCATAAAGTTGGAGTAGTCGAGTTCTGGAAGTCCGATGAGGCTAGGAGCTCCCCTAACGAGAGTGTGGTAAAGACGATCGGTGTGGTTGGATCTAGTGATGTCGGTTGTTCCAAGATCCCATAGGATGTTTTGAGCCAAAGTTCTGTCCGCATCTAGCTGCCCTTCGTATTCTAGGTGAGTGCCCTTAGCCCACTTGGACTGCGCTTGCATGTCCAACTCATCACCGGTGTTAAGGACAAGGTCAAACTTCTCGCGCTTTACTAACTTAATTAGATTCTTAACTGCTTGCTCATGGTGATAGGGGATCTGTAGATCCGAGATGACCAGATAGCGTTTTTTAATCATCATCCTCATCTTCGTAATCGCCTAGTTTCTCAGGCGGTATGCCATCTGGAAGGATCCAATGAGGGTAGGCTTGTGGCTCAGTAATCATAAACATGGCAATGTCCTCTTTAAACCCTGCTCGCTTAAGTGAGCTAAAGTATTCATAAAGTCCAATGCAGTAAGCATCCAGTTTTGAGTAGCCTTGCTCCTCTAATGCTTTAGTTGCTTTTCTTGCCATAGCACAATGCTACCTGTCAAGCAAGATGTTATAGATCTCATCGACTCGCGTGTTGAGTCTTTTGATCTCAGACAACAGATGAGTAATGACATAGCCAGACAAGCCACCGATGATTGTTATCGTGGCAATGTAAAGAGTAAAGAAGTCGCTTTGTGTCACTTCTTCAAGCCAAGTGCTGTGTCGTTAGCGTTAAGGTAACGCAAGACTGGTGGAATAACAGATGCAATGCCTGCTGCAATCAGTGCCTTAGGATCTGACACTCCAGCTGCTGCCATGCTTATTACTGCTACTAGGAACGCTCTAGCCCATGAGCCTGCTGCTGTCTTTAGTTCATTCATTATTCTCCACCTAACATAGATACTTGAAAAAAAGCCCCGTCATTATCAGCTTCTTTTTTAAAGCTGACATGGCAGTGCTTAACATGTTTGTTAGCCCCTGTGTATTTGCGCCACTTCCAGTTAAGGATCTTTGAGCAGATGTGTCCATCGAAAATGATGTAAGCAATACGCTTGTCCGCTTTTGACTTTGATAAGGCACGAAGCTGATCTGCAAGATCGCCCATGATGTCTGGCTTTGATCCCTTAAATAAGTCACGATCGATGTCGATGGCACGAACCCAACCTTGCTCATCTGGATTATGATCAGACTTGCGAGCAGCGTGTCGGGTATCACCGATCCAGCCATCCGATGTGCGGTCACGATCTGGGAATGAATCATCAATCTGCTCTCGTAACTGGGAACCAGCTTTAGAAAGTTTTGCCTTCATTAAAGTCCAAGTGCAGCCTTTAGATCATCGATTGAAAGTCCAACGCTTGCTAACTTTTGCACGATTGTTGGCTCAGTTGCAACGGGTGGATTATGAGCATCTAACAATGCTTGTGCTCTATCTGCTGAATCAGCACCATAAACAAACCATTCATCATTACGAACAAAAAGTTCGCATCCTGTTTCATTCTTAAAGACAGTTGAATTAGTTGGCTTATTCGGATTTTTAACTTTGTGTTCCATTTATGCTCCTAGATACATAGCAGAGAAGGTCATGTGTAGACAGTTTGCCCCAGTAGCTTTTGCAGTTGTAACTGCTACTTCAATGTAATCACCAGCAGCTAATGGATAAGATTGTGAGCCCCAAGCAATGACGTAACCTGCTCCACCATAATTAGAAGCTGCCATTCTGTTGTTATTCCATTGACCATAACCAGTAATTGTTGTGCCATTTTTTAGTATTGTAATAAATACATCATTGCCACTTGCATCGATTACTGTCATCACATTGACTAAATAATAGCCACCTTTGCCAGTTGGAATTGTTAGACGAGATGTATTAGTTGAGGTGCTATGTAAAGAGTCTGTGTCAAATGCCTCGGAATTGAGACTGATAATTGTTGCGACATTTTGTGTTGTGTTTTGGGTACTTGAAGTAAAAGCTGTCGCGCCTACTGCTGTGCTACCGCCCCCTGAAGCCGCCCAAGCCGATCCGGTGTAATACCATAACGAATTGTTGTCTTTTGTGTATGCAAATTGTCCCTCTTGCGGAGATGTTATGGCAGAATTGCGAGCCGCTTCAGTCGCAAAAACCAATACCCCTTGCATAAGGTAGCCATTTACATCTGCTGCGCTTAATACCTCACCCGTAGTAAAGGTCTTAAAGCCTAGTCCTGCTGCCATGATTCTCCTTAGTAACTTAAAACGCTAGTGTCTAGAATACCGTATAATGCCGAATCTAAGATGAACCCATCGATGATTGGTTCTGCTGTGCCGAACCGAACCTTCCATGAACTGGGTGTAACCGAGTGGGATACATTAAATACCTGCTCGGTCTTAGATAACGTCGTGTTGTTAGGCTGAGTCGTAGTCACACTGACTGGAGTAAAAAAGTCCATAGTCAGGGCAGCGATAATGCCAGCCGTGTAGTTATCTTGCTGGAGATCTAGCGTTAGCTCATCTACTCGAACTACAGTGTCTTTGCGAGATGCAATAAAAGCCTGTGCATAATCTAAGGCTTCCGCGTCTGTCTCCATGAGCAAACCTGATTGGTTATAGCTGTGAGTAAAAAACTTAGCAATGGACGCGGCATCCGAGGCAGTCTGCACTGATCCACCTGTACGAGTAATGGTTGCTAAATTATAGATCTGAGTATCATCAAAGACCCACTTAACATCAAAGTAGCCAATGGCTGTGCCGTCATCCTTAAAAACTACTGGAGTGCCAGCAACAGATGAAACAGTCAAGTCTCGATCTTGGAAGGCTACTCGCCCTGTGTGATCCATGTAAATCGCGCCATACTCTGTAGTAGCACAAGTCTGTAAAGCTGCAAGTGCTGTGCGCTGTGTTGCTGGATCTGCTTGCACTGTAGTTAATCCTGTGTCTATGTCTCTTAAAGAAACAGGCCAGCTGATTGTATCTAGGATCTTGCCAATTCGCGTGCCTGTAGTTTCACCTGCAACTGCTCCCGTTACTCCAAAAAATTGTGCGTTCTGAAATAGCCTAAATCCATCGACTGCTGTAACTGTCGTGTAGACGATGTCACCATTGAACTTAGGTGTAGAAGTGTTATAGCCAGTAATGTACCCTGCAAAGATTGGGTAAGTTACTGACAAGTAGGTTGCAGTAATAGTCATCTTACGCATTGGATTTAAGTAAGTGTAATAAGGGGATAATGTGTTCTGTGGATTAAAATCACCATTTTGATCTAAAATGCGAATGGAAGCTGTGCCTGTCTGAAATTGCTCAGACGAGATGTTGCGACCACGATTGGTCTGGACGCTATCTAAAAGGTTTGAGACATCGACAATAAGGCTGGCTGAATCTGATAAAATGTCTCCACCATCTAAGGTCGAGCTATCTAGAATAAATGGATAGCCAAAACTAGCTCCAGTTGAGAAGTCAATAATTACATTTATGACTGGTGCGGTCATAATGCCCCAGCAGTATTAAGGCTTCCACCTCTGCGATTTATTTGGATCAAAGAATCTTGCACAAGGGTTACTAGCTCATCGGGACTTGCAACTGTATTGGCCTGAATAGTAATGTTGTATTGATTAGCCGCCTGTGCTGCATAGCGTGATCCACTTACTGCACCTGCTACACCTGCGCCACCCGAAAGACCTTTCAGTAAAGATGAACGCGCAATGGTACTGACATCTACAAGAGTAGCCATTGTGGATAGGGCTAATGAACTAGAATTAAATGCCTCAAGATCGGCTGCTGTTTGTAAATCTAACAAATAAGCAAAAGCATCGGCTCTTGCTTGAATTGCCTCGGATGCCTCAATTAGTGCAGCAGTTGAGGCTGTTATCCCCACGATTTTATCAATGGGAGCGATGTAATCGCCTTCTGGAATACCTGATCCAAAAATGCTGCTGTTGGGCAATGTTGCGATGGACTCAGATTTAGCAAGTGCCAGTAATCTAAGCATTTCTTGGATTTTTATAAGTGCTGCATCTAGATTGCTTAAATTTATTAAATCTTTTGGCTTTAGAGTGTCTAGGATTGATTTAATGTCTGTAACTTTTATGTTTTGACCAGAAAGAACGGAAAGTGCTTTTAGATCTAGATTAAGTTTAGCTGTGGCAGCAATGATCGCTGCTTCATCCTTTGAGGCTATAGCTTCTTCTAAGGCAAGCATAGAACGCTTGACATTCAAGCGAGCAGTATCGTTAGCGATCTGCAAGACCTGTGCGCTGCTAGTTGCCTTGCCTAGTTGTTCAGCTTGATTCGTAAGAGCTGCTGCAATCTGAATCTTATCAAGGTCAAAAACACCCTCGCTTTTACCCAGCGCAAGGTTAGCCTTGTCGATTGCTAGCTGTAATTGCTTGGCTTTTAACTTGGCAAGTTCTTCTTTAGTCAGCTTAGTAGTAAGAGTGCCAGTCTTTACAATAACCTTGAACTGATCTTGCAGGCTCTTTAAGTGAGCATTATCGGTAGATTTCTGTATTCCTGCTACCTTGCCATAAGCACGGAAAGAATCTAAAAGACCATCTTTACCAAAAACTAAAAACTCTTTTGGAAGACTTAAAGGGTTACTAAATAAATTTCCCAAGAAATCTCCGAGAACAGGCAGTTTTTGCAATTCTTTAACTAATTTAGCAGCTGAAATAATGCTGTCAGCTAATCCAATAGACAACTCATCGATGGCTTTTGTAACTGTGCCAATGCCACCCTTGCCACCAAGTTCAACCATTGCACCAAGCAAGCCTTCGCCAATAGTTTGTTTTGCATCATCCGCTGCATTAGCCAGTTTCTGCATTTGACCAGTAGGGGTGTTAGCAAGGTTTTTATTAAAATCTTTATAAGTTGAATTTAAGACTTTGACAAGAGCTGCCGCTCTTTGGGTTTCTGTTCCACTCTTGATTGTCTTTTTTGTTTGTTCGTCAAGAACAAAACCAACCTTAGTTAAAGAAGAAAAGTTACCATTTAGAGCCTGAGCAAGTCCGTTAGTCATAGACTTAAACTGATCGGCTGAAGCAGCTGCACCCTTTTCTGCTGTTACATAATCAAGAATTGCCGGAGTCAGTTGTTTGATCGTGTCGATCTGTAAATTGAATGTTGCAAGCTGTGATTGTGTCTGGGTGATGTTTTCTTTATTGACAACACCAATGTTCTGCAACGCTGCTGCTTGGTCATTAAGGGATTGGATCTGTGCATCTGTTGCACCGACTGTTACCTTAACAAGGTTTGCAAGGCGCTCTTGTTGAGCCTGTGCTTCTAATGCAGCCTTGACCGATGCTTTACCAAAAGCAATAATTTGAGCTGTACCAAAAGCAAGACTAGCAGCTCCCGCAAGTTTTTTTACACCCTTAGTAAGTTTGTCTGTTGAACTTTCTGCTTGCTTAAATGCCTTATTGCCAGTGAATTCTGCCGCAATGTCAATTACTACACTTGCCATAATTAGCCTTTCACACTAGCTCTTTTATTAAGGTTATCGGCTGCTGTCTGAATGGCTTTAAGCACACCATTTCTAGCCTTGCCGTTGTTCTCATCGTAAGCGCGATAAAGAAGGCGTCCCTGCATACGACCTTTGCCTTTAAGTGGTGCGCGTAACTTTCCATCCTGATTGACAACAAATTTGCTATCAGGGCTTAACTTGCCCATTCTTTCGTAAATAGATCCAGCCCTGCTTTTATTAAAAACCTGAGCTAAAGATCTAAATCCTCTGGAGTTAGCGTTTGATGGCGTTGTCTTATAGCCAATGCCTGATTTGACAAGAGAAGGATTAAAAAATGGGAATGAACCCTCTGACATTTGACGAGGCAACCATCCGCTTAATACTTCTCCGCGATCAGGAACATAGCCTTTAGCCGATTTAGAAATTGGTGTAATGGCTGTCTTGATTTCTTTCTGAGTTTCTTTAGCAAGATCTGGAGTAAATTGACGCAAGGCTTTACGAAGTTCAACGGCGCCTTTGACGCTTGCTGGCATCTGCCGACTCCTTTGCTTCATCCTTTAGACCTTGAACTAGAGCATCTAGCATGGTCTTATCCAGTTCTAATAATTGCTGTGGCGCGATCCCCAACCTAATGCTTAGCCTAGCAATTAGATAGGTGAATGGAAGATCGCGCTTTAAGACAAAGGGTCGGAGTCAAGCACCTCAACACTTTTAAGTGTTTCAATGTACTCAATCCCAAAAGGCTTAACAGTTTCACCTGACCTGCGAGTGACTTCCCAAGCTAACCAATAGACCGAGGTCTGCATTTCATCATCCCTGAACGCCTTGTGGAAACCCTTTTTAGCGTATTGCTCAAACGCGTACTCCACTGCTGGAGTGATCTCGCCTTCTAACACGCTTCCATCTGTACGAACGATCTTTAGTTTTGCCATGATTAGCCCCTTAATTTAGTTGTTTATGTAGTTGCGATTGTGATTGTGCCATTGACATTAAAAGTCAAAGACTGCATTGATAGATCAGCAACAGAACCATTCACATCTGTAGTGTTGTTGATCAAGCAAGTCATTGTGTAAAGAGGGTTAGTAGCAGAAGTAGCAGCTGATGTCTGCTTAACTGTTACTGTTGTTGATGTTCCCCACACTGCTTGTAGAGTCTGTAGAGTCTCTGCTGAAGCTGTGTCATTAAGGAAATCGATTGTAATTGATGATGCTTCTAGACCTTTAACAAACTTGTGACCTGAGTCACCCATCGCTGTTACTTCTAGTTCATCAAAATTGCGGTTAATTGTTATTGCTGTTACATGGTCAGACAAGTCCACTGAATTGACTGTCAAGACCACGCCATTGTTTAGAAATACAGCCATTGGATTATTCCTCGTCTTTCTTAGTAGTTACTGGCTTTGGTGCTGGTGTGCTAACTTGCCCGATCTTGATCAGGAAGTCTGCATTTTCTTTTTCCCACTCGGACATATTAACTCCAACTCGTAAGGATTGATACGGACATCTCGCAGCTGAGTAAGTCTCCAGACGCAGCGTTAAGAATACTTGGTGCGCTTATTGCGCCTACATTATAGGTCAAGACTGATGCATTGAGTTTAGTAAACACGCCAACTACTGCATCTTCTATTCCATTGAGGTTGCCTTCATTGTCAAACAAAGGCACTGTAATAATAATTTTAAAGTTAGCCATTGGGCTGATTGTGATGTGCTGGTTATTGTTAGGTGTTAAGTAAGGATCATCTGGAGACACAATTACAGAATTAGCCAGGACTGTTGCAGGAGGGAAAGCAAAGACTTGGTATTTAGTGTTATCTACTAGCGCGGTTGCTAAAGTAGTGCGGAGTGTAGTTATCGCTACTGGAGGCATTAGCCCACCATCGAACGCGGATCTAGTGCGTGAGCGATCAATCCTCGCACCTTAGCCAAGAGCTGTGCGCTCATTCGGTAAGGGCTTGGCTGGAAATCGACTGCGTTACTGCCTGAAAGGGTGGCTGTACGCGCTTGCCAGATTTCAACAGATATCATTAAAGCTGCGTTCTGTATTGCTGTGTCGGTTGTGTAATCAACTGTTGCCACGACTGCAACTTGTCCAAAAGGTGCGACTGTATGTGGAGGTTGTGCTGTTGGGGATCCTGTTACCGCATAAGTAATAGATGTATCGCTCATACCAGTAATCGCTTTAGATCCGTTATGTGGTGCGCCATTACCAGTAATAGTTACTGTTTGACCTACATAAAAAACATCTTTTATTGATTCATCAAAATATAGTGTGCCCTCTGTTGTTGTGTTGCTGTGTGCCACATTAAATGTGTAGTTGTTCCATAGCATTGGAAGTAGGACTGCATCAGATGCATCGCATACTTCCTGAAGGACGGCATCTGTATACAAGGTACCGACTCCGAGAGTGCTACGGAGTTCTGCGACTGTTGTAAGTGCCATTCCCAATCCTTTCTAAAGACTCTGGGGATCAGAGGGCTACTGATCCCCAGAGCGACTTAGTGAGGCTTACGCCTTATTATTCTTAAATGCGCCTGCGCCGACCTTAGTGAGGATGGCGCCATAGCCGTAGTAGCCGATTGTTACCTGTCCTGTTGCAGTTGTTTCTGCGCGTAGGCGGTAATTAGGTGACTCGTACCATGTGTACGCATCTGGGTTCACGATCAAGATTGAACCATCTGTGTCTGTACCTGACGCTGTGTTAGGTGTGACATAGAGGTTAAGTCCTGCGACATTACCCTGTAGGGCTGTAGGTGTTACAACACCGCCTGCGTTCTGTGGCTGTGATGCGTTGTAAATTGGACGACCTGAATCGTTAAGTGTCATGATGTTAGACCACTGTGAAGTGTTTACAATCATGTTACGAGCAAATGGATTTGGTAGGCCAAGTGTTGCGTTGTAAACAGAAGCTGCACCGCGAGCAACAATTCCGAGAAGCTCGGCTGCTGTTGGATAAGTAACTGTTGTGGTTGCATCTAGTGATGCACCTGAAATGATTGCAGCGTTAACTGCTGCATCTGTTGCCTTAGCATAAGCTGCGGCCATGTTACGAACAAGCTCGTCAAAGAAGGCGGGCGAAGTTCTATCCAAGAGCTCGACAGAAAATGTCTGTTGTCCAGCATACTTCTTGACAGTTGCTGTTAAGAATTCAGATGTTGAATCTGTGTCGCTAAATGCGTTACCTTGTGCTGTTTCTGCAACAGTTGGCATCGCTGTAATCTTTGGAACCTCAAAGGTCATTCCCGCATTTGGCAATACTCCACGCGAGATTGCTTCAATGGATGGACGGATAGTTGTTCCAAGTGGGTTAACTAATTCAGTTAACTGTGGTGTTGGTACTAGACCAGGGTTGTTTACTGTGCTATCTGCTGCGATGATGTACTGACGAGCATCTTCATCACCTAGTGCTGCACGAATTGAGTTTTCTGCATACTTAGCTGCTGTCAATTCGATGCGTGGCTTTGTATATGACATTGCTGAAACTGTAGGGCGAGCAGCTTCTACAGCCGCTGTTTCTACTGGTGCTGCTTCGACTGTAGTGTCTTCCACGACTGTCTCGCTTTCTGTTGGTTGGATTGTTTCTTCTACATCGGATTCTTCCGCTGCAATATCAGTAACCTGAGCAGACTTGAATGCTGGGTCAGTTACTAAACTTACTTCGATCAAGCGAGCAGCGGATACATAAGTCACGCCATCCTTAATCTTTGACTTGAGGACTTCTGCCCCGATTGACAGACCGCTCTGTAATCCTTCTTCTGCAAGGATCAAGGCTTCTGTACCGCGCTGTGATCGGCTTACAGAAAAGACTGCGTTGATAGCATCTTCTGTCTCTGAGTAGTCAAGCATCTTGCCTAAAGGTTTCTTATTGTCATGCTGACTAAGCAGACGAATAGCACTAGCATCTGCAATCTGAATAGATCCAGACTCAAAGATAACCTTGCCCATGTTGGTAGATCCTGCTTCGACATTAAGAGGCACGATCTTGCCAGAGATAGTTCTATTGGCTGCGTCTGCTGTTAGTCCAGCTGAGAAGGTAATTACTTGGTTCATTGCATACCATAGCTTCCATTAGGTGTTAGGTCAGTCATTCCCATAGCCTGCTCTTGTGTAATCAGATTAAGGCTAAGTAATTTTTCTAATACTGCTAGTTCTTGCAGTGGATCAGTGCGTAAAAAGTTCTTGTCAATGTCAAACAGCACGACATTACCGCGAGCAGTAATATCATCCATTGACAGGCGATCTTCAATAGCACTAATAAATGGCTGTAAAGATAGTGTCAAGAATTGCTTACGCTCATCTTGCACATTGGCATAAGTCATAGAACTATTTGCATCTGCTGACACATAATAAGCAGGCACATTGCATAGACGCGCACATTCTGTAGCCAGGTTAAATATTGCGTCACCGTACATCATGTCTTTAGGTGAAAATGACACAGGATTGTATTCAAGTGTAGATGTTAAGTAAGCAGTGCTGCGATTTAGGCGAGCGTTCTTCCATGCAGCTAGTAATCCAGAAACTTCTTTAGGATCTAGATCAGCACCGGTATTTTTAATGTAACCGCTTGCCATAGGTGTAGCTGCTGCAATAGCCGCTGCTTTCTGCACATCAATCGCTGCGCGAATTGTTGAAGTGCCAGTATTAAGGATGCCATCGCCTAGTGACTGAAATGTAATTAAAGATCCTAATCCATCCATAGGTAAAGTAGTTCCATCAACTGCATAAGATTTTACAAACACATTATCTTTATCAAGTGTTGCAGTTACTCGACTATTAGCAATCCACTCAAAGCGAGAAGGGCGGCCATCTTCCTGATAGACCTCCACGACTTTCCAGAAGGCTTGCGAATAAAATAAAAGTGAATCGACTGTGTAAGCGATAGTCACGGATCGTGGCTGAGAGTATGAAGGTTGGTCAAGCCAGAGAGGACTGCCTAACATTTCGCCTGTAGATTTTTTGTGCAACATTAAAGGAATTGTGCCTATAGTTCCAGCAAGAAGGTTTCGACACCTTTGTATTGCAGGAACAGACATTGCTTCGTTTCTGCCTACATAAGCAAATTGAAAAGGCATGGCATAAGGTGAATATTCGCCAAGAACCTGAGGTGCGGACTGAGCTTGTAATTGTGGCTTAGACTCTAAGCCAAATGCTTGCAGTAATTTACCCATAGACAGAAAGTGTAGCATTTGTCAAGAGATTAGACAATGTGCTAGGGCGTGTCTAAGTATAGATTTGAGGTTTAGGTGCTGGCAGCATTAACTTGCTTACTGTCATTGCTATCCCAATAATCGCTGAAATGTCGCCTGCGGATTTACGCTTTATGATACGCCACGCTGAGTCATTAACCTTGGCAGCGCAATTATTGAATTGGCTTATTAGCTCTGTTTGCCCATTGTGAACCACTTTATGCGTTACCAATCCAGTTAAGAGATCGCCACAAGCCTGATAAAACTGCTGACCTGAAACATCCTCGGTCATTACTCCAGCCTGCTTCAATCTATCGGCTATTGACTGAGTTGCGTATTTGTCATAGCAGACTAGGCGTGGTCTGTAGATATCGCACCAGCCTTTAATAGCGGCTGCAATCTTTAAGTCATCGACTGCGACTTGCGAACTCCAAGTCTCCATGATCCCGATGCCAATCCTTCCATCGGGAAGTATTTGTCCAGCGACTAGTGATGCGTTCCTTCTCGAAGGACTGACATCGAAACCAAATACAGTATAAGCCCCAACT